ACAAAAAGTGCCAACCAAGTACATTACCCAGATGCAATGGCAAATGGCGTGTACCGAAAGAGATTGGTGCGACTTTGTTAGTTTTGACCCTAGAATGCCTGAAGGACTCCAGTTATTTATTAAACGGGTTGAATTTGAGCCTATTTATGTAAAAATGCTGGAGTACGAAATCCAAGAGTTTTTAGGTGAACTAGAAACAAAAATTAAGAACCTTAATGAAAGAAAATATGGCAAAAGTGCTTAAAGAAATCTCAGTTATCACAGGCAAATACAAAAACACCCAAGGGCAAGAAAAGAACCGTTATACCCGTATCGGATCAATCATTGACACAAAAAATGGTGAAATGCTGAAGATTGACGTCATCCCTGTAATGGAGGGCGCTTGGTCTGGTTGGGCATACATCAATGAACCGCGCGAAAAAGATAATTTAAAAGACGATTCCGATATAAACTTTTAAACATGGCCTAACCCATACTCCTGGGAAAAGGGGGCGCTGGCATACCGTCCTATTAGGTCAACGTATGCTACTTTTAAGGATAAATTATGAAACTTTCAGATTTTTTTGGTGGTCACCCTTTGAACTTGTTTCCGCGAGTTCGCAAAGATGACCCAGTGACGAGTTATGAAGCAGCAGACAGCATCAAAGAAAAAGCGCTAGATCATTGGACGGAAATCATTGAGTGCTTGGCAAAGCATGGTGCGCTTGGTAAAGATGGAATATCTAGCAATACAACGCTAGACCCCAACCAAGTTGCCAGACGGTTAAGCGAGATGGAACGTCTAAATTTGATTAAGCAAACAGGCAACAAAGTAAAATCAAACACCGGACGCAACGAGCGCGAATGGTGTTTAAAGGAAAAAACATGAATATTAATTTTGAAACCAACGAAATCAGTTTTATTTTGCAAGTGTTGGGTGAATTACCCACTAAATCGGGCGCTTATGTATTGATGCAAAAAATTGAGCATCAAGTCAAAATGCAACAACAAGTACCCGAAACAACTCAGTGAGTCTTGTAACCGTCATTTTTAGCCTCTAGCATAGCAAATGCAGCAATCCCGCTGTATTAGGAGCTAACATGTTTAAATTTGAAATGGAACTCGGTTGGATGGGCAAAGGCAAAATGACTGTCGAAACCCATGACTTTGACATGATTGAAGCCTTGAAGGAATTTGTTGAATTCCAAGAAGAGGCTGGCTGGATCGGCAACTGGGACGAAGTCGCAGTTGAAGAAGGCGAAGAAGAAGGCGAAGAAGAAACCGAAGAAGAAGTCACTGAGTAACTTTAATCACACGGCCTCGAAACTCTATTGAATCGGGGCTGTGTGTTGTCACCAACTCAGGCAATAACAGCTTGCCATTTACAAAGGTAAGAACGGCAAAGCCAGAGCGCCAGTTCAATGGGCCTTCTTCAGTGTAGTCTTTAAATTGTGGGCCGTAGGGTTAAGCCAGCGTACCCGTATCAATACCGTATCGCACGCCGTTGTAGTCCGAAAAAGGCGTGACTTTTAGGCTATGAAGATGACCTGTGACGATGTTTTTTCCTGACCACATAGTGTTATTGTGGGTGGCGTGGATACCGCCTTTAAAACGGTGCTTTATCACCGTGTTTTCATTCATCCAAACCGCCCAGCAAGGCTCCCAATCTGGGAAGTGGTCGCGCAAAGTAAAACCCTTAACGTGTTCATATTGAGGCGCATTGGCAGCTAGGAACGTCTCAAACCGCGCATCATGGTTACCCAGGGGCCAGATTAGCTTGACATTGTGGCGAGCTTCTTTGGCTGCTTCTTCAATATAGCCCATTGTGATAGTACAGGCTTTGAGTTCTTCCATAACTGTAGGCGACTTTGTCCACCCGATGCGTGGATGTCTGCTGATCGCAGATCCGTCAAAAATATCCCCGTTGGCAATTACGGCATTAGGCTTGAGTTCTTTGATGGCCCATAAAAGGCCGTGGAATGCTGTTGTATATACACCAGGCCAGAAGTGTGCGTCACTAAAAACAATGACAGTGCCGTTTAGGATGCCAAGGTCTTTTCTGGCAGGGTGAACATGGGCCGTTTGCAAGTGTTTAAATTGATCTGTGGTTTGCGGCGCTTTGATCTCTATTTTTTCTCTATTTTCAATACGTCTACGCCGTCTGTTCAGCCCAGACAAATCCAGACCCAGAGTCAAGCTGGCTTCGCGCATTGAAGCGCTATTTTCAATGGTGCTGATAATTTGCTGGTCAGAAAATTTTTGAACAGGCATTACAATTTCCTACGCCAGTACAGCGTGTTTTTGAAACCCCAAGGCTTCGTTGGTTGAAACAATTTAAAACCTGTGGCAATCAGACTATTAGCCGATGCTGGATTGTCTGTTGTGTCAGTTACGACCCATCGCCACCCAAGAGCTTTTGCTTGTCGGATTCGGACACGAATAAACTGTTTCTGTAGTCCTTGTCCACGAGCAGAAGGAACAACCCCTGCGCGACACAGATAACCACAATCGGCCCAAGACACAGTACGCACAAGACCCGCAAAGCCAATATCCACGCCATTCTCAGTAGCAATCCACCAAGATCCAAAATTTGTGTCATATGGCGTATCAAAAGGGAGGCACTTATTTTGAAGTACCGACAATTTGTCCTGCACAGATTCTTTGCGGATGTCAACACGTTTAATCATGAACGCATTGAAATCGCTTACTGTGACGCCGTTATGACATCGATAAGGCTGTTGCGTTTACCTCATTAACCCGCCTTGCCCAACCCTTACCAAATGTCTCCCAAGTTGGGAGGTCGTACAAGAATGACAGGCGGCGCTTGCTGTAGTCTTCAATCAACTGCTTTGGATTAGCGGCCCGTACAGCGGCTAAAGTCTTTGAGCCTATACCACCATCAGGGTCAACACCTACGCAGGCTTGTAGCCACTTTGCGGCCCTGCCTGGGCCTGAGTTAATCGCCGCATCAAACACCGCATAATCCACGCCGTTTGGCAAGTCATCGCCCTTGATTTTGTCCCAGTACTTTAATTTATACAGCGGGGCAACATCTGTAGGAGTTAATGACCGCATTGTTTTGGTATCTACCATGTGACCACAATATTCTTCCCAAACTTTTTTTGTGCAACCAAGGTTTGTTTCCCCGCCAGGGTCAAGTTTGTTAAAAACGTACCCTCCCTCGTGAACAAGAACGGCTGCAAGGGCTTTGGGAAAGTTGGAGTTCATTTTGTGGGCGTAGATTGGTGAAGGAGATCGTCTTTAGCTTGTGAGCCAGCGCTGCTACCAAAGTAAAAAGCAATGATGCCCGTCCATGCAGTGCCAAGACTGCCAAGCATAATGTCAATTTGAGGCGCGTGTTCAATTTGACCGTACATCAAGCCAAACAAAATGCCAAAGAATCCAACAGTTACGCCAATTGCAAGGGTGGGCGGCAAATAACTTTTGGTAGCCACTTGCATATCACGAGCAGACTTGCGGTCATCATTAGACAGCTTGGCAAAGTCCAGACCCATTTCTTGCGCCCGTGCAGCCATCTGTATCTCAGCCTGCTTAATTAGCATGATTTGGTCAGCATTTAGCTTACCGCTATCAATCGTTGCCTGAACGTCTTTAGGGTCTATCCCAATGGCCTTGGAGATAGCATCTACAGCAAGCCCCGCCAAAGGGCCACCAAGGGCCGTAGCGATTGTTGGGGCAATAGTCTTTAACCAATCCATGTTTTTTCCTTATGGGCAAGGGCCAACAGTAAACTCACCAGGCTGGCAACGCTTTGGCATTGGTACGCATGGGCCAACCACAAATCCATCTGTACACCAGTTAATTGGCGGTGTTGTTGGATTGACAACAACAATAGGTGGATTAACAACAGCAACAGGGCCAGCAACAGGGCCAGTTACAAAATTAACTACAGGCGCGGACGCTGGAACAGGCTGCGTACCGCTAGGGCCAACTACGAAAGGGCTAGGCAAAATAGTAGTAGGGTCTAGCGAGACAACCATTGGTTTATCTTGTGGGGCGGGATCAGAACCCACGCCACAGCCCGACAAAGCAAGACACAAAAACAATGCGTACTTC